TGGTGGCATCGTCCGAATGCGCCAAGCTGGAGCGGTACAAGAGATGTCAGTGCCATTTGTGGCAGGACAGACTCTAGGCGCTCTTGAGTACTACGACCAATCTATCGAGCAGAAGACTGGCGTTGCCCGTGCTTCTAACGGCTTAGACCCTAACGCTCTACAGAACACCACTGCTACGGCTGTACAGGCGACTATGGCAGCAGGTCAAGGTCAGATTGAGGTAATCGCACGTAACTTCGCTGAAGGCGGCATGACACGCCTATTCAAGTTAATGTTGAAGGCATTGGCAGAGAACAGCCCAGAAGACGAAATGATGCGTATTGCTGGCGACATGTTTGCACCAATCGACCCACGTTCTTGGAATACCGACATGGGTATTTCAGTCAATGTAGGCTTGGGTACTGGTAAAGAAGACGAGAAGGCTGCTGCACTGCAAATGACTCTTCAGACCCAGATGGGCATCTTCCAACAGTACGGAGCGCAGAATGGAGTTGTCAGCCTCACTAATATCCGAAATACACTGGCAGATATCTTGGCTCTTGGTGGTTTACGTAATGCTGACCGCTATTACGCGCCTATGAATCCACAGATTGAGCAGCAGTTGATGGCTATGCAGGCACAACAGGCAGCTCAGAACCAGCCACAAGACCCTAACGCTGCACTAGCACAGGCTCAGGTACAGGCTGAGATGATTCGCGCACAATCCAAGGCTCAGTCTGATATGGCTAAGGTTCAGCTAGACGCTCAGAAGGCACTGGCTGAAGACGACCGTAAGCGCGATGAAATGGACCAAGACCTATTGGTTAAAGCAGCTGAGATTATCGGTAAATACGGCACTGCGGTAGACGTAGAGCGTGTTAAGCAATTACAGGCAGAGCCACGTTATCCTGACGTAGCACCTACTGAGGCAGTTCCACAAGCGAGATATTAATGGAAAGTATTAAAGACAAGGCACTCCGCTACCGGAACCTGTCTAAAGATGAGACCTTTAGAGAACTAATTGAGAACGTCGCAAACGAGCAAGTTGCGGTATTTTTAGACCCCTCGTCATCGGTTGACGCTATTGATGACGCTAGAGCAATAGTGGTAGCATTAAAGAACATAGATAGAACAATTCAACGAATCCTCGATGAAGAGTCTATTTATGACAAACACAATTCGTAACTAGCAAAGGGGGACTCAGTACCGTGGAAACGACTGAACCTATGAGCATTGACCAAGCTGTTGAAGCTATGGTCGCACCAGAAGAGACTACCGAAGAGGTAGTAGAAACAGAATCTCAGTCGGCGTCAGAGCCAGAGGCAGAGTTAGAGGAAGAGCAACCCGAAGCGGACTCTTTCGATGAAGACGAAACCGAAGATGAAGACGACGATGAACCGGAATCGGACGACGCGGACGATGAAGGGGATGAGGACTACGAAGACGACGTAGACGAAGCTGAGGAAGAACAAGACCCTGAAGCAGAACTCATCACCGTAAAGGTGGACGGAGTTGAAGAACAGGTAAGCCTTGAAGACCTCAAGCGAGGATACAGCGGTCAGAAGTATGTCCAACAGGGTATGCAGAAAGCAGCCGAGGCACGTAAAGAAGCCGAGGACGTATATGCAGCCTTGATGAGTGAACGGCAGAAACTTGCAGAGTTGGTAAACAATGTTCAGCAAGGCAATCTGACGCCACCGAAAGAACCAAGCCGTGAGCTGTTCGACAGTGATCCCATCGGATACATGGAAGCGAAGATGGAATACGACGAGCAAGTAAAGGCTTACCAGCAGAAGGTTGGACAAGTTCAAGAGCAGATGCAACAACAGTCACAGGCTGAGCAATATGCTAAGAACGCTTACATCCAACAAGAAGTTGGCAAATTGGTTGAAGTTATGCCCGAACTTGCTGACCCGAAAAAAGCGGAAGCATGGCAGGCACGTATTAACAAAGCAGGCGAAAAGTTTGGATTCTCCAAAGAAGAGCTTGCTGCTGTAGACAATCACCGAGTGATGTTGGTGTTAGACGCAGCTGCTAGATACATGGAACTTCAGAGTGGTAAAGAGATTGTTCGACAAAAGTCTAAGAAGGCTCGCAAACCTGTTAAGGCAGGCGCGAAAAAGATTAGTACTAAGTCAGAAGCTGTTCGCAAACAACGCGACAAACTAAGACAGAGCGGTTCTATTGAGGACGCAATGTCACTGATACTTAATCCAAACTTGAAGTAATTTAAGGAGACTTAATCATGGCACAGCCAAGTAATACTTTTGACAGCTACGATGCTGTCGGCATCCGCGAAGATTTGCGCGATGTAATCTACAACATCTCTCCAGAAGAGACCCCATTCCTGTCTAAGTGTAAGAAGTCAAAAGCGACTAACACTTATCACGAGTGGCAGACTGACTCATTGCGTTCATCAGCAGCTAACGCGCACATTGAAGGTGATGCAACTACTGCTGAAGCTCGCTCTGCGACTGTACGTCTGGGCAACTACACTCAAATCTTCAAGAACGCAGTTGTTGTTCCTGATACCGACGAAGGCTTGAACAAAGCTGGTCGTGCTAAGGAAATCGCGTATCAAACAATGAAGATTGCTAAAGAGCAGAAGTTGGACATCGAGAAGGCACTTTTCGACAACAACGCTCGTGTAGCAGGTGACTCTTCTACAGCTCGTGAACTAGCAGGCGCTCCAGCTTGGTTGACCACCAACACTGACTTTGGTGCAAACGAAGGTGCAGACCCTACTACTATCGGTTCAACAGCTCGTACTGACGAAACCACTACTTTGATCGCATTCGACCAAGACCGTTTTGACGGTGTAATGCAGTCAATCTGGGAAGCAGGCGGCAAGCCAAACACTGTTTACTTGTCAGCGTTCCAGATGAACAAAGCATTGGCTTTCACTGGTATGAACAACCAGCGTTCAACCATCGGTGCTTCTGTTGGCGGTACTAACGCAGTAATCAATGCAGTTGACGTTTACGTTACTCCATGGGGTACTGTTGAGTTCATGCCTTCTCGTGAGAACCGCTCACGTGACGTGTTCATCATGCAAGATGACATGTGGGAAGTTGCAGAGCTACGTCCAATGAAGAACACTCAGTTGGCGAAGACTGGTGACAACACCTCTCGTCAAATCGTTACTGAGTTGACTTTGGTCGCTAAGAACGAAGCTGCTAACGGCGGCGTGTTCGACAACACTATTTCTTAATGGTGTAAAGTAAGAGGGGTGGCTTCGGCTGCCCCTTTTTTTTATGGAGTTTTAAGATGAAAGCACAGGTCGTAATCGGCGCTTTATTTATAAATGACGTTAAGTATCGTCGCGGCGATATTGTTGAAGTTGACGATATTCATAAGTACGGCACAAAGCTGCAAGAATATGTAGAGCCACCTAAGCCAGTAAAGAAGAAAGTGGCTAAGAAGAAGGCTACCAAGAAGGTCGAAGATGGCGAAGATTAAAGAAGAGATTCTGTACGACAACCAGTTTGACAAGATTATTGTCAAGAAGTCGTATGACGACCAAGCCGAGCTTGACCGTGTAGCTCAAATCCGTAAAGATTCAGGCATCAACAAGTTTGGTTCTGATTACAAGTTTGTGGGCAGTGTCCCTACGCACCTAATCAGCGAATGGTTAAAAGAGGCTGGTATTTCATGGGATGACCCTGCTCGCGCAGATGTCATTAAAAAGAAGATGCTATCAGGCGAATTTGATCGTCTGAAGGCTTGGAAAGGCAAGTACTGATGGATATTGAAACAGCAGAAAGACTCTCAAAGCTAGAGACTCAGATGGATCAGCTAATTGGCTTGGTCGAAGAGAATCATAAAGACTTGCACGAGGTCAAAGATCAACTGACCAAGTGGAAAGGTATTGCCGGTGGTATTGCTATTGCAGTTTCGGTTCTATGGGCTGGCATCTTATTTATCATAGAAATGTTTAAGCGTTAGGCATTATGCATGTTAGACCCAGTCTCAATTATTGGTATAGCTACTACAGCCTTCAAGGGACTCAAGGCAGCAGTGGAAGCGGGTCGGGAGATCGAGGACTGCATCGGACAACTGAGTCAGTGGGCGGGAGCGATAGCGGACTTAGACAAGTCGGACGAGTTAATCAAGAAGAAGAAAAACTCGCTGTTCAGGTCGTTAGTGCCTTCCAATGGCAAGAGCATCCAAGCACAGGCTATGGAAGCATTCGCTGCAAAGCAAACAGCAGTGAAGCAACGGAACGAGTTACGCCAGTTGATCCAGTACACCGCTGGAAAGAACGGTTGGGACGAGTTTATAAGGATGGAATCGTCCATCAGAAAGGAGCGACAAGAAGCGTTATATGCTGAGATTGAGCGTCGCGAAAAGGTTAAAGACCTTTTTATCGGTATAGGCGTAGCCTTGTTCACCATTGGCACAATGGGTCTTGCTATATGGCTCATGGTTCTAATCAATGGGCATAAATGAACTCATACTGATATATGCAATGAACCATGGCGTCTGGTCTATGGATTCTGACGGTTTGCCACAAATCTGTCTTAAAGTTCCAATAGAGTCTACTGAAGAAAAGACCGAGTTTTTCCAAGGCTGCACTTCAGTTCCCGAAAAAATCCTAAATAAATGGCTTCAAGATAGCCATATTAAAGTTTAAGTGCTTGTTATTTATAGCAATATAGGTTTATAGTCATGCAACCAGTCATTATCAAATGGGTCGATATCACAACTGAGCTTGTTTGGAATGATGATAAACCAAAGGTAAAACCGTTAGAGTTTACTTCTATCGGGTTTTTAGTTGAAGACCGCGATGAGTATGTTGTTGTTAGTGATACTGATGGCGAGTGGGGTCAACATACTGCGTACCCGAGAGGGTGCATTCTTCAGATGAGGGAACTAAAAGATGGAAAACCTAACCGAGTTGCTAAAGTACGCAACGCAAGAACAAGCCGAAAAAATTAAGGCTTACGTTGATAGTGGGTATAACGCCACTGAGGCAGGCAAGATTGTTGGCTGTCACCGAACGAACATCATTCGTGGCATTGAAACTGCCCGTAGAACGGCTGTAAAGCGGGGATACGACCCCGAACACGACATGACCCACCCTGTGGCTCAGGGCTTCGCTGTAAAGGGTGTATCCACGTATTATGACGAAGACGGCAAGATTAAGGGTCAGTGGGTCAAATCACACGAAGATAAGCAAGCCCGCATAGACGCTCTTATAGAGCGATTAGAGAGCTTTGAGTGGAAACCCGCCCCCATCATACCCCTGAAGACAGAAAAGCACGACAGCGACCTCTGTACGCTTCTGACGTTGACTGACTTCCATCTTGGCATGTACGCCTACGGCAAAGAGACTGGTGACGACTGGAACACCGACATGGCGGCTAGTGAGTACATCTCAGCTATCCAAGAGATGTGTGACGGCTCACCTAATTCTGAGACTGGTATTCTGAACCTTCAGGGTGATTTTATGCACTGGGACGGCTTGGATGCGGTAACACCTACCAGTAAGCACGTTCTCGACGCTGATACCCGCTTCTCACGCCTAATAGACACGTCTTTGGACGTTATTATGGCATCGGTAGAAATCATGCTTGGCAAGTTCAAGCAGGTGAAGGTAATCGTCTGTGAGGGCAACCATGATCTAGTCGGCTCTATGTGGATTCGTAAAGCCATCAAGAAAATCTATGAGAACAACGAGCGTGTCGAGATTGACGACACTGACTTCCCATTCTACGCCCACCTACACGGCGATATCATGCTGGGCTTCCACCACGGTCATAAGGTCAAGAATAGTAACTTACCTGCCCTATTCTCATCAGAGCCTCGATACCGTAAAATGTGGGGTACAGCCCAATACACCTATATTCACACGGGTCACTACCATCACTCAGAGCAGATGATGGGTGAGGGTGGCGGAGCGATTGTCGAGAGACATCCTACGTTATCGGGCAAGGACGCATATGCAGCCCGTGGTGGATATCATTCATGGCGAGCAGCGCATGCAATCACATACCACAGTGATTTTGGCGAACATCGTCGAGTCACCGTAACACCGAAGTTTAAGGTAGAACATGACTGAAGAAGTGAAAGAAGTTGACCATAGCTCTGCGAAGGAAGTGGCGTCTAAGTTTATTGGCAAGTATGGTTTAGGCGTTGTACTTGTTTTAGTTCTGGCTGGTATCTACGCAGCAGGCTCATTAGAGGCAGGCACTTTAGCAGTAGTCATGTCAATGATATCTACTGTAGTGATGGCTGTAATAGGTATTCTAATGGGTATTACAGGTACTAAAGATAAAGAAGAGAAGCCAGAGATCACCATCATCCGTGACCTGATTGACAAGGCATCTAAAGAGGAATCACCTATGCAGGTTGACGTTTCTGACGGCAAGGTGACTGTTCGCAAGGGCGACTCAACTACTACGATGGAGCGTTAAAATGTTTGGATTACCTATTGAAGCTGTCAGCATGATCGGATCGACCGCTCTTGGTGGCTTGATGAAAATGTGGGGACAGGCACAGCAAGACAAAGCTGAGCAGTTCAAGCAAATGATGGCTCGTAACGGTCAGATCGAAGAAGGTGTGAACAATGCGCGAGCTATGCAGAATCCTAACGCAGCTTGGGTTCGTCGTTTTATTGTTGTCACTGCTATGCTTGGCGGGTTGGGTATTGTTTTCCTTGCTCCACTGCTTGGACAATCGACTAATGTGCCAATAGAAGTCACTTCAGGCTTCAAGTTCCTGTTCTTGGACTTCACTAACACTGCGACTGAATATCTTCAGCTAGACGGCTTTGTGACCCCAGAATGGCTACCTGTAGCCATAATGAATATTATCGGCTTCTACTTCGGCTCAGCCGCGATGCAGCGTAAATAATGAAGTTAGCCACATTATTAATAAGCACAGCATTATTAACCGGCTGCTCATCTCTGGGTTGGCTAGGAACTGGCGCAAGCGCACTAAGCGATTGTTCATCTGAATCGACCCCTTTATGCATCCGCATCAATGGAGCTACGAATGCCCGTTAAGAAAGTGAAAGGTGGTTACCGTTGGGGAACCTCTGGTAAAGTATACAAAACCAAAGCTGCGGCTGAGAAGCAAGGTCGCGCAATCTACGCATCAGGCTACAAGCCAAAAGGAAAAAAGTAATGGCTGAGCAATACGATGGAAAGGGCAAATATCTGCCTGAATGGGTGCGAAACTACGCGCTTGAAGAAGAAAAAAAGTCAATGAAGTCTAAGAAATTTCAGCCATGCTCACGCTGTCCTAATCCTGCGTCATGCGCAGCAGCAGGTAAGTGTTTAGCCAAGAGCTTCTAATAGCTGTCGCGGCAAGAAATCTGTGAGATAATCCACGCGTCGGTTCTCGTGACCTCTTATCCGACACTAACCCCGTTCAGGTTTCCTCATCTGCCTGTTCGGGGTTTTTTATTGCCTGAGTGTTGACATGTGAATTTACCTATACTATTGTTAGCACTCAGTTAATGTAAACGAGGTCACACATGTCATTACATCAACAGGTCTGGTCGACCCTGTCTAAAGTCGACGTTTCTAAGCACATCGAGCGCAAAGGCAACCTAGATTATTTGTCGTGGGCATTCGCCTATTCGACTTTGTCTACTTATTACCCTAACAACAGCTACTCATTCTCTGAGACTAAGTACGAAGACGGCACAATGATGGTCGAGTGCGTACTAACGATCCAAGAGAACGACCAGATGGCTATGCGTACCATGTGGCTGCCTGTTATGGATTACCGTAACAAACCTATCGCTAACCCTGATGCATTTGCCATCAATACCACTCGCATGCGTTGTTTGGTTAAGTGTATGGCGATGTTCGGTCTAGGTATCTCTATCTACGGCGGTGTTGAGCTGACTGGAGAGCCAGAAGCAGAACCTGCTAAACCTGCCAAACGAATCAACAAAGAGCAGAAACAGCTCTATGTAACAGCGTTCTTGAATGCTCTTGAGGAAGAGGATGCATTAGCGTTGAAAGAATTAGGTGATGAACTCAAAGAAGACGAGCCAATGATGTCGGCTGTCTGGTCTGAGTTTTCGTCTAAGCAAAAGGCATCTATCAAGGAAATTCTTGATACGTTGCGTAAAAACACACTCTAAGAGGACACGAAGATGAGTAAAGGTCATACAACATCAAAAGCTGTTGTTAACGGCGGTTCACGCCAAACACAGATGCACATGCATCACCTGTCACAGGAAGAAAAGCGTCAGATATGGGCTGAGATGATGAGGCGTAAAGAAGAGGCTAAGCAACAGCCGTTAGACAAGTTCTATAAAGGCGTTAGCTACAAGACAGCTAAATCGATAACTGCATTTTATCTAGCCGCATCTGGCAAGAAGATAAATAAGAAAACCATACTTGATAACTACGACGTAGGGCTTTCTACATATCAGCGCTATTACTTCTGGTTCAGTAACGGCACTTTCTCTGGTTCTTCACAGAAAATTAACCAATACGTAACTAAGAATAGAGATGCTCTTCTTGCTGCGATCAAGAAGTCTAAGTCGCCCAGCATCGATGAAATCAATCGACTGTACAGCATTGCTAATCCTAAGTACTTCAATATCGTTGCCGGCAAGGTATACGAGAGCCGTAGCACGGAGCATAAGAAAAAGCTCATGGATTTAGCTGTTGATCAGGCTAAAGCTACTGGTGAGATTCCAGTGATCAATTTTGATTTTGATCAGAAATCACTTACTAAGTCAGACGTAGTCACTGGCGTAATCACTGGCGCTCTTATCGGCGCTGCAATGACTGCATATCTTTTCATGTCTAACGGAGCAATCTAATGGAATACGATAATACTAATCGCGGAGTCCTTTTTAAGAACGATCGCAAAGAAACCGATCGTCACCCTGAGTACAAGGGTTCTATCAACGTCGATGGTCAGGAGTTCTGGCTATCTGCATGGGTTAAGGACGGTAAGTCAGGCAAGTTCATGTCTTTATCTATCACGCCTAAGAACGACCAGCTTCAACCACAAGCTACAAGTTCTGCGCCTGAGCAGGATGTGCCGTTCTAATGATCCTTGTGAAGCCTGAATCAGAAGCTCACGCAGGTCAGGCGTTGAAGGTTGCGTGCCATATGTTTGGCGCGCCGCTTTCTCACGTTGCCAAGCATCTTGGCGTATCGAGACAACACGCTCACAACATGCAGAATACCAAGCGCATGAATGACGAGCGTCTTGAGAAGATCGCCGAGTTCTTTGGCATATCTGTCGAGGAATTTCTGAACCTATCTAACGCACCAGTAAGCTCGTTCTACAAGAAGAACATGCAACAAGTGCTAGAGGCTATCGACCATAGGTGTAACGACTCACGTTATACCGAGCTGGTAGCTCACAGCAAACTGGTGGAAAACTTAATTAAAGAACTTGAATGACGTGCAGGGTCACATGCTTGCTTGTGAAGCCCGATACTGGAAAGAGCAAGTAAAGCGTCACGGTCATGGGTGGTGGAACGCGAGAAAAGACGCCATCAAGAAGAAACGTGGCGAAGCTGCACTGAAACAACTACAGGATGAGATGAATGGGAAAACTGAGAACGGCAAACCAAAATGACTGGGGTCATGTCGTGTTCCGTGAAGTCGCTCACGAGCTGGCATTCATGGACTTCGATATGCGCAACATCAAGGTCGAAATACCGCCAACAGAGGCATTGGTAAAAGACCGCATGTTTAAGCCAATCATGCAGGCTATGTACCCAGAAAAACGTAGCACAACACAGCTGACAACAGCTGAATTCAACGAAGTAATGGATGTCTTTATCGACGCTTTACGAGACAAGCTCGGCATCCACGTAACACTACCAGAAGAGAGAGGTCGAAATGATTACTGATATTAAGAAGTCGAAGCGCATGGCAATCGATGCGAAGTGTAAGGACTGCAACTACGACAGTTGCGATCGTGGCACATGGCGTCAGCAAACAGAGTCGTGTGAAGCTACGGATTGCCCATTATGGTGGCATCGCCCAGCATCTGCTAACTACGAAGGGCATGAGGCTAGGTACGCAGCAATTATGGCGAGAAAGGGGCAGAATAATGTCTAAACGGGTACTAACTGATGAGCAGGTGAAGGAAATCCGCTGTCTCGACTTGATGCGATCGCATTACCATGGTCTAGCTGACTGCTACAGCTTAGCTAACATAGCTAAGAAGTTCTGCGTATCTCCGACCACCATCCACAATATCGTGTACGGCATTTCCTACACAGATGTTCCATTTCCAAAATGCGAGGTTAAAGATGAGTCAAAAACAGGTATTTAAGCCTAAGTTTGGTTACGCCGAAGGGTACAAGACGCCATTGGATTACGATTACGTAATAGACATCAAGATGACCGCAATGCTCAAAGATATGGTGTATTGCGTCGTTACCGATCGCGATGAAGAGTCAATCACGGTAGAGCCACTGTATATGGATATGCCGCATGCGTATCCACATAAGTTCTATATGTCTGACTACATGGGTAAATTCTGCCCACTTGAAGAAGAAGACCTACCTAACTGGGGGAAGCAATGATGAATGACGTAGCACAGATCATGGAAAATGAACTGACCCCACACGATGTTGACTTAATTAAGCAACTTTGTGAGGAGCGAGCTAGATTGCGCAGAGAAATGCTCCAGCTTAGCAATGAAATCTTGGCTGAGAAGTTCGATACCACGGCGCAAGAGATAAACAAGATTGCCAAGTACATGAACCATCAGCGCATAAGACCAAACAAGCACGTATGAACTATTACAACGAGTTTGATCCGTTCGCGTCAGAATGGCTAAGAGAACTCATCAAAGAAGGACTAATTCCTGATGGAGAAGTTGATGACAGATCAATCACTGAAGTCGAAGCAAACGACCTTAAAGGATTCACTCAGTGTCACTTCTTCGCAGGAATTGGTGGATGGAGTTACGCACTCGAATTGGCAGGATGGGATTCAGCTAGACCTGTTTGGACAGGAAGTCCGCCATGCCAACCATTCTCAGTCGCAGGAAACAACAAAGGCAAGTCAGACGAACGACACCTTGCACCAGTCTTCACAGAGCTTGTCGCCAAGTGCCAGCCTTCAGTCATATTTGGAGAACAAGTTAGCTCAGCAATTAGGACAGGATGGTTCGACGATCTACAAACTGACTTGGAAAAAGAAGGTTACGCCACAGCAATGGTCGTATTGCCAGCTTGCAGCGTCGGCGCCCCGCACAAAAGAGAACGATTGTTCTTCGTATCCCACTCCAACAGCATCGACGGGCGGAGCAAGCAAGAATCCAGACAATCCGAGAGGAGTGAATGGTGGCAATCCTCTAGCGACGGCAGCAAGTCTTGTTCCGTACCCAACTCCATCAACTCAGGACAATCCGCAAGTACGGGGAGAAGGAGCAGCAGCCAATCATCCGAGTCAAGGCACAACCCTTGGTGGGGCTGCCAGACTATTGAATGCAGAGATGGAAAACAAAGACCAATACCGATTGAACCCACGCTTTTCCCTTTGGCTAATGGGGTTCCCAATCGAGTGGGCTTACTGCGGGGAGCGGGTAACGCTATCGTCCCGCAAGTCGCAGCGGAAGTCATAAAGGCGTATATGGATTATGCAAGCCAAGAATCGCAAATGTAGTTACTGCAAGAAGAAAGTGCCTGCCGAGACTGCCATCCGTGGTGGTCTGCGGGCATTTTGTTCTATGGAGCATCTCATCGCCTTCGCTAAATCTGAAGAAGGTCAGGAAGTGGTACGTAAAAGCGTACGTCAAGACACCAAAGAACAGCTCGCCAAGATGCGTACTAAATCTGACTGGGTGAAGCTGGCACAGAAAGCCGTCAATGCGTGGGTACGGTTCAGAGACCGTGATAAGCCTTGTATCAGTTGTGGCAACTTACCACAGCAGAAGCTAGGCGGAACCATGGATGCTGGACACTACAGGTCTCGTGGCGCAGCCGGTCATCTACGGTTCAATACATGGAACATTCATGCCCAGTGCGTCAAGTGCAACCGTCACTTGTCAGGCAACGTCGTAGAGTTCAGAATAAACCTGATTCGCCGCATTGGTGAGGACAAAGTTCAACAGCTAGAAGCAGACTCTTCCATTAGGAACTTCGATGTCCACTATTTGCAGCGAATCACTGAGGTCTTTAGGAAAAGACTACGAATAGAGAAAAAGATTGCCAACAAAGGTTGACATACTTGTTTACATGAATATACTGGTATCAAGATGAGTTACGACGTACAACGAATCCGAGACATTCAAGAGAAGCTACAATGCACGATTGAATGTATTGAGAAATCACGCGTGGCAGGTGACGCCGAGACACTAGAAGCGTGTGAGTATTTAGCCGCTAGCTATAACGAGAAGCTAGCATCATTAGTAAACAGAGGTCTTGAAGATGAGAAACAACAACATGCAACTGTATAGATTCTATATGCGCCAGAAGCAAGGTTACCCATACCCATGTGCTGACTACGATAAGACGTGGTACGGCTACACATTGTCTGGTGCAGTCGATATGGCTCGCAGCCTAAACAAAGGTCGCATTGGCATGGAAATCTACAAAGTCGAAGAAGTCAGCTGCGGCGAGACGGAGTACCTGTAATGCACCTTACTGAACTGGAATGGACGTTATTGTCTCTTGGTCTTGAGTATCCTGAAGATATTGCTGAAGGTCTCGACATGGACGAGGAAGAAGCAGAAGCTCGTTGTGAGTATATGTTCCAAGAGCATCAGTTCGATGAGACGAGTCACCAGAACCGTCGCATCCTAGAGTTCTGTATCACCAACGCAAAGTGGAAAGACGCATTCGAGCAGAATAGCTTCGACTACGACACCATGATTGATTTGGTTGATGCAGCGTACTCGCTGGAAGACCGTTTTGCCGCCCGATTCCCGCTAGAACCTAGTGAATGGTTTGGGTATGTGGATATTGGGCTTGACTCGGGTCTAAAGACCCACTAAATTGAACGTGTTCCGGATGGAGCTTGGCAGGCTCCTTAAGTGACCGGAACGTAGAAAGGTAAGGAAAGAACCGAACCGTCCACATCCGGACACATTCATGAATGTGAATGTCACACTCGGTGATTAATGTAGAGCATGTTCATGCCTGCGTCAATACTCTTTCCTCTCTGCGTTTTAGTCACACCGGAATCGGGATGTTCCCCGTTGAAGTGTGCGGCTTAACTGTGCCGCCGGATACAAAAGCAGTCAGTTACTAGGCTACGTAACGACAATCGATTCCAAGGCGCAGGGCTTAGACCGACCTGAAACTAAACGTCCGCTAACGTGAACACTCTCTAAGGATGGAGACGGGAATGGCAGTATTCTCGATAGACGGCTTCACATACCGTTAGAAACTGTGGGCGCAATAACGCAGGAATCGCAAAATTACAGATTCAAGACCATTCATAGTGTTCCTTCACATAACGGTCTAAATGACAGGTATTGCCTGAAGAAAATGAGGTACAAGAAATGCAGTGCAAATGCGGCGGTGAGATAACAAGGTCAGAGCGAGAGATTAAGACTCTGGCTAAAGCAGAAGAGTATTTTATTGATGTCGATGGCACTGACTTGCCATTGCAGATAACTGAAAAGAAATGCACAGCCTGTGGTAGATGCGCGATAACTGTCTACAACCTCAACTACAAGCTACTCAATCGCTTAGGTCAGTTCGTATGATTAGCCTACGTCCACATCAAGAACGCGCTATTGAGATGCTGCGTGACTCTTTACGTAAAGGTAATAAACGCATCGTACTGGCTGCACCTTGCTCATTCGGCAAGACCCGTGTCGCTGCCTACATTCTGGCTGAAGCTGCCAAGCGTGGTAAGAAAGGTGTCTTTATCTGCGACCGTATCAAGCTCGTCCAGCAAGCTCTCGATTCTTTCGATGAGTTCAAACTTAATGTGGGTGTTATCCAAGGCGACCACTGGCGTTGGAACCCTGACGCTGATATTCAAATCTGTTCTATCCAGACGCTCGCTCGCCGCCAAAACAAACTGCCTTTTGACATCGCAGTAGTTGACGAGTGTCATACCCACTACGAAACACTTTCGGACTACATGAACGCATTTAATGCAGTGCCGTTCATAGGTCTGTCAGCTACCCCTTTCAGCAAAGGTCTGGGAAAATGGTACACAGACTTAGTCGTCCCAAGCACGCCAATCGAGCTTCTCGACGAAAACTATTTAACTCCAGTTCGTTATTGGGGCGGAAAGAAGGCTAACGTCAAAGGTTTGAAGCGTCGGGCTTTGAAGACTGGTGGTACTGACTACGACCCAAATCACTTGGGTAAACGTCTCACCAGCGACAACGAATTGACCGGCGACATTATTAAGAATTGGAAGCTGCACGGGGAAGACTCGCAGACAATTATGTTCTGCCCGACGATAGCCCACAGCAAACACATGGTGGAACGATTCAATGAATCAGGTATTTCAGCAGAACACATCGATGGCTACATGCCAGACCACGAACGTCAGATGCTCTTTGAAGCACACGACAACGGCGAGTTCAAAATACTCTCATGCTCTAAGCTGCTGAATACTGGCTACGACGCCCCCAAAGTGCGCTGCCTAATCGACGCTTACCCAACCAAGTCTCTAATCCAACACGTACAACGTGCTGGTCGCATCATGCGCTTGGCTGAGGGTAAGGAATACTCAATCTACCTTGACCATGCTGGCAACATCTCTAACTTAGGTATGCCTGAGTACATCATCCCTGAACACTTGGATGACGGTGAGGATAAGTTCGACGAGCGTAAGCAGACGAAGAAAGAGAAGAAAGAGACCAAGCCTAAAGAATGTCCTCAGTGCTACTCAATCTTCACAGGTCTACGCTGTTCATGTGGCTACGAGGTTCCCCGTGAGGTAGAGCTGAAGGACGACGGCTCAATCCTTGAAGAGATTAAGGATGCTAAACGCGCCAACCGTTTGGTATCTGGCGAGGCTAAGGCACGGTTCTTTGGTGACTTGGTGCAGATTGGCAACGAGCGTGGCTACAAGCGTGGCTGGGCGATGAATAAATACAGAGAGCGCTTTGGTGTCTACCCTAACAAGATTACGCCGGTAATCGCTGAGAAGGCACACCAAGACACACTTAACTGGATAACACACTCAAATATCAAATGGTCGAGGTCTAAAAGATGATTAATGACGTTCTGTCAAAACTCGAAGGGGTCAAGCAGGTTGGAACTAATAAGTGGAAAGCAAAATGCCCCGTACACAACGACAACAATCCATCGATGACCGTATCCGTGAAGGACAACAGAGTCCTATGCTACTGCTTCTCGTGTCAGGCGACGGGCAAGGACGTGGCAGAGGCTATTGGGTTGCCCGTGAGCAGCCTATTCGAGAATCCGATGACAGTGGACAAGAGTGAATGGCGCAAGAAGAAGCTCTTAGAAGAGAAGGCTAGTGACGAGCTGTTCCTGAATATCTACCGCCAGTGGCAGAAGGCAGGCAAATACATACCTTGGTCTGACCAGAAGCGATACAAGATTGCTATCAATCGAGTTCAATCAATAGAAAATATTTTGGCATCTTTTTAACAAAAATATGTTGACGCATTTGTTTACAGTGCTATAGTTACAACATCGAAGCACAACAGATGAGGAAATAAAAGTGCAGACATACCTTGGAGTAGAGATTGAATATGACCTTGATTGCCATGTGTACATATTCTCAGTAGGCGGCTGGATTTACGAAACCGCAACGCTTGAAGAAGCAAAGCTAACCATCAAAGAATTTAACTAATCAACGGGGGCTTAGCCCCCACATGAGGTCACAACATGTTTAACTACGAAGATTATTTTGAAGAATCGGTTGACGAGATTTTCAACGACCCTAAGCACCTAGACTTTGTCGAAGATACGCTGATTGACCAGTTAGTCGGTTACAACATGGTCACTATGTGTAACGACAAAGACCTACGCGACGACATCTTTGACACCATCGTCAAGCGTACTAAGGAAATCATTGGCGAACACTTCAAAGACGACATTGACGCTGAGTACGAAGAAGGTAAGCGTGAGTACCTAGCTGACCTCTACTACGATATGTCTAAGGAAGGTTGCTAATGTCTAGGTTAGAAGCCATTGCAATCGGTTTATCCTCAGCTATACTCCTAGCTACCCTATCCACCTTGTTGGTTTGACATCTCCAACGCTCCCGCACTTCTCCTAGGTGGACTTTGACCTCACTATAGTGGGGTCTTTTTTTTATGAACGCACACGACACATTCAGAAGCGACCTAAATAGAGGCAAGAAGGTAGAGTTAAAGGTTCTTGAGATGGTTAGAGCCATTTACCCTGAAGCCTACATCGTAGACGGTTACTGCAAGGACGGTGATATCTACATACCACCACCAGAAGATGATTGGGTTGAGGTCAAGTACGACCCTATGTCGAAGCAGACTGGCAACATCGTCATCGAGATAGAGTTCAACGGTAAGCCGTCAGCACTCTCCACTACCAAGTCATATCGGTGGGTATTCTTTACTGACGACGAATACATCATCACCTCACCAGAACGCCTAAAGAAAATGATTGATGACAACAACCTCAAGCCAGCTAAGTTCACTGGTCGAGGCGACACATGTCCAAAGCTAGCCTACTTGGTGAAGAAGAAGCTGGTGATGGATACCGCCATACTGATTATCAATGCTTGACTTACATTAGAGTTTTCTAATATACTAGATGTATCTACAATGTATACACAATGAGGTTGTGCAAATGAAACAAGTGAAAATGGTAATCGGTGTAGCCCTAGCAATCGTATGGGGCGCAATCTTTCTGGTTATGCCAGCAATGGCTGCTGAGAAAGCAAACGTCAATCACAATGGTTCTGCTGAGCATAAGTCTACTGCTAATGCTACAGGTCGTGGCGTAGCGACTTTCGGCATGAACTTCTCAGCTTCAGCTAACACCACTGGTGACTTCGATCACAACGGCATGATGCAAAACATCTTCGGTGGTAACTCTGAAGACCGTGGCTACTACTACAACGTCAAGTAATGTAGTAAACTAGGGGCTATCATTACGTTTGGACGCTGAGACATGGCACAAGCAGATAGCCCCAATATGGGGACGATAAGCCCCAAAATGGGTAGACCAACAAAACTTACTGAAGAGATCATCAAGAAGGCTGAGAACTACATCGCTGGCGACTGGATGACGCTAGGTCATGTAATGCCATCAGCTGTAGGATTAGCTAAAGTTATAGGTGTATCAAAGAAGACTATCTATAACTGGGCTGACAATAATGATGAGTTTTTACACATATTAGCGGAACTCAATACTGAGCAAGAGTTCACGCTGCTAAATAACGGCTTAACAGGCGAGTTCAACACTGCTATCACTAAGCTGGTGCTAACGAAGCACGACTACTCAGACAAAGTCTCACAAGACGTTACAAGCTCAGACGGCTCTATGAAGCCTGTCGTTGTTGAATTGGTTGGGGTCACCAATGAAAGCTCAGCTGAAGATACCGAATAAGCTCGTACCTGTATTCGAAGGTAAGTCTCGTTACCGTGGCGCCTATGGTGGTCGTGGTAGTGGTAAGACTCGTACCTTTGCGTTGATGACAGCTGTACGTGGCTATCAATGGGGGATGGCGGGTAAGACTGGTCAGATACTCTGCGGTCGTGAGTTCATGAACTCTCTGGATGATTCGTCACTTGAAGAGATTAAAGCTGCGATAAGCGAAGTACCTTGGCTGGCTGACTACTACGAAGTGGGGGAGAAGTTTATTCGTAGTAAGGATGGTCGAGTCTCTTACGTCTTTGCTGGCTTACGCCGTAACTTGGACTCAATCAAATCTAAGGCTCGTATCTTGCTGGCATGGGTGGACGAGGCTGAGACTGTGTCAGAGACCGCTTGGTCAAAGCTGATACCTACCGTGCGTGAGCATGACTCTGAGATATGGGTGACATGGAACCCTGAGAGCAAAGAGTCGGCAACTCACAAACGCTTCCGTGATGACCCACCTGACGGCGCTAAGATTGTCGAGATGAACTACATGGATAACCCATGGTTCCCTGAAGTCTTAGAGCTAGAACGCCAGACTGACCAAGAGAAGCGTCCAGAAGCCTACGATTTTATCTGGCTCGGTGATTTTTTAACGCATAATAGTGGGGCTTACTATGCTATCGAGATGCGTGATGCAAAGTCTTCTGGTCGTATTGGTTTTGTTCCTTACGAGCCTAGCCTTGGTGTTATTACCTCTTGGGACCTTGGGATTGGGGATTCGACGTCGATTTGGTTTCTCCAAGTCTCGGGGGCTGAAATACGTATCATCGACTACTACGAGCAGAACGGGGTAGGACTAGACCATTACGCTCGTGTCCTGCAAGACAAAGGCTACGTCTACTCTGAGCATATCCTTCCGCATGACGTACAGGTGAAAGAGTTAGGCTCTGGAAAAAGCCGGATAGAGACGTTAGACAATCTAGGTGTACGTCCTATCACTATTGCACCTAAACTCGGCGTAGACGACGGCATACAGGCTGTCAGGTCTATTCTTCCACGCTGTTGGTTCGATGCTGAGAAGGTCGAGCGAGGCATTGACTGTTTACGCCAGTATCACCGTGAGTACAATGAGACCAACAAGGCATGGCAAGGTAGACCAAAACATGACTGGGCATCACACGGAGCGGACGCTTTCCGCTATTTCGCTGTCGGCTATAGTCCTATTAGTAACTCTTGGGGTACTGCGATACGACGAAACGTCAAAGGTGTTGCCTGACGAGGAAACTCTGTATAATCAGACGATGCCTAGAACGCCTCAAATGTCTGAAGACGAATTGATTGGAATCCTCGACGCTATCAAAGCGTTGACGGGCGAATACACTGCGCGTGGTACTGAGATGGAGATTGAGCCGAAGCAGTCTAAGTGGGGCAACTTCCAAGCGAAGGACGAAGACGGTTATCTGGTCTACAACGACAAAGGCGAGCGTAACTACGATGTCCAGCTGTCTGAGCAAGACGTAGTCGGAATCCTACAAGCACTCAGCGCCCAGCCACACTACCGTCCTATCGAGACATCACCAGACCCAATGGACTTCATGGACTTTGAGGCACAGGTTATGAAGCGTTATCCACAGTTCTTTGGTGGTCGTTGATGGGTATTCTTGAAGGTTTAACTGCTAGTCAATTATCTGACAAATACGTATCTGAAGAGCAGAAGCGCAAAAATGAAGGCTTGATGGATGCGCTGAAGAATATGCCAGAAGAAGCATGGGATAACATGCACTGGCTAGATAAAGCCGCACTTATCTCATCTGTAACGCCTGTAGTTAATGCTTCGCCTATCGCATGGGGTCTTGGAGCTGCCGCAGATGTACGTTCTGCCGTACAAGAACCAGACCAATTCTTTCAGCCTGCTAACCTTGCCATGACTGGATTGAGCTATGCCCCAATGGGTCGTCTTGGCAAGTATGGCGAGCAGCTAGGAATTTGGGGTGGCGGTACAGCTAAGAATGCCCCCGCTGAAGATATGTTCCAAGCTAGCCAGATGGCTAAACAAGGCGAGAAGCCTGATAGAATTTATGACAAGACAAAGATTCGCGTTGATGATGCAGGAAATACCTCATTTGAGATTCCAGACTATCCATCAAATTTAGGCGGAGACTTATCTACATTTAAAGTGGGTCAGACTGCTACTCTACAAGATGTTCTTAAACATCCTGAGTTGTATAAAAATTATCCTGATATGCAATACATGGATGTCAGATTTACTGATGACCCATCAAGAAGCGCAATGGCTTGGTACACGCCTTCAGCCGATACCGTAACGTTTAATAAAACTGGTATGCCTAAAGATATTAACGAGCAGCGCAGTACGTTATTGCATGAGCTTCAGCATGCAGTTCAAATGAGAGAAGGAACACCTACGGGCGGCAGTATTAGCTTGGGTGAGAAAATTCCTAATATTGCTGACATGGCTCAGAATAACATTGCTCGTAAAAAGGCTGATATTGATAAACAGATGGCTGAAAGCAGGGCTGCTCATAATGTTGATGAGGTTTCTATGCTGGCAGAAACTTCTCGCAAAATGGACGAGATTAATCGTTTACGTGGATACCTTGAGGATTACTACAAGGGCGGCAATCTGACTGATAAACGCCGCCATATCTTTAGCAGCGGCGCATCATTGATGGAGCATAATGCTGAGTACAGAATGCGTAACGATATTAGTTGGGCTAAGAAACATCGTCCAAAGTCTGAGCGTAACGCTAACTATGAAGAGTACATTCAGCGAGCAATTAAAGCAGGTGAAGAGTCATTAGACCCTAATTTGGTTAAGCAAGTTCGAGCAGAAACTGTTAAAAATCCTACTCAGAAATACGAAAGAGCAATTAATAAGTGGGTTAAGGATGAAGGGTCTTTGCGCAATCAAAGATATGCGCTTAACGAGGCTCAGGATATTCTCAATCCAATCATTAAAGACAGAACACAAACAGCAGGTCTTGGTCTTGGTGAACCAACACAATTAAGCAGAAACCGTGCAGGTGCGTTCTGGAACTATGAAAACTTGGCAGGTGAAGCTGAAGCCAGATTGGTTCAAGAGCGAATGAATACGCCACCAGCCGAACTAGGCAATCCGTTTAGAGGCGAGGTATACTCTCAATACCCATCAATGGGTCAGACGTATATTAGACCTGATAATTCAGTAGACCCTAATAGTACTTTGGGAGCAGCTGTCTATGAGTTTTGGGATGATATATACAAGAAGCTAGGTTACAAATAATGGCTATTACTAACTACACAAATCTACAGACAGCTATCGCGGATTTTCTGAACCGAGATGACCTGACGTCTATTATTCCTACGTTCATCCAGATGGCAGAAGCCCAGCTTAATCGTGAAGTTCGCCACTGGAAGATGGAAGCACGCACTAGCGGTCAGCAATCAGCTGGCGATCAGTACATGCAAGTGCCAAGCGATTGGCTTGAGACCATCCGCCTACACCTGACCGGCTCAGGTACTTCAGCACTTACGCTGGCATCACGCGCTGCTATCGCAGACATTCGCGCTAAGAATGAGAATGTATCTACGGTATTACCGTATTACTATTGCCACGCTGACGGTCAGTTCGAGCTATATCCAACGCCTACTGAAAACACTGACTTCGAGCTGCTGTACTATCAAAAAATTCCTGATTTGGCTACCAACAGTACCAACTGGTTGTTGACTGACGCGCCAGACGTTTACCTATATGGGGCTTTGCTCCACAGTGCGCCATACTTAGCCGAGGATGCTAGAGTCGCGGTTTGGGCGCAAATGTATTCTGCCGCAGTGCAGAATGTGAACAGCGCGTCTGAGAAGGCACGTTACTCCGGCTCTGGCATGACACTTAAAGTACGAGGATTGGGCTAATGTCTTTTTCTAATTATTTGGAAAATAAACTGCTTGCACACACATTCAGCGGCACAGCATTTACTGCGCCTGCGACTATGTATCTTGGCTTGCACACATCAAACCCTGATGAAGATGATTCAGGTACTGAGGTATCTACTTCAGGCACAGCTTACGCTCGACAAACCGTAGCATTTACCACTACTGGCAGCACATCATCCAACTCAGCGGCGGTAGAGTATCCAACAGCCACAGCTAATTACGGCACTGTGACCCACGTTGGTGTTTACGATGCTTCAACTGGCGGCAACCTGCTTGCATACGCTGCACTGACATCATCTAAGACCATCGAAACAGGTGACGTATTCCGCATCCCAACGGGTGACTTGGATATTTCGCTGAACTAATAGGGGTCTGTAATGGCACTTGTTCTACGCGACAGGGTAAAGGAAACAACCAGCACAACTGGCACAGGTACTCTTACTCTGACTGGCGCATCTGATGGCTTCCAGTCATTCAGCGTCATTGGTGATGGCAATACAACGTATTACGCGATTATCAGCGGCAACGACTGGGAAGTTGGCATTGGCACTTACACTGCATCAGGCACGACCCTGAGCCGTGACACTGTGCTTGAGTCGTCAAACAGCGGCTCTGCAATTAATCTGACTGCGGCGGCTGAAGTGTTTGTCACTTATCCTGCTGAAAAGTCGGTAACAGGCGCAATGGGATTTGTTGAGAATGACACCACCATTAGCGTGAACCAAGAGATTACCATCGGTCGTAATGCCATGAGCGCAGGTCCCGTAAGTATTGATACTGGCGTATCTGTCACAGTGCCATCTGGCTCAGTTTGGACGATTGTGTAAATGTTTGGCATATCAGCACTAGGTCAGTCACCGTTTTCAGCACTTGGTGTTGTTTACACTGACGGTGCTGCTGCTACCACTGCAAACGCTACTGTTACTGCGTCTGCTCTAAATGTCCAAGATGCTTATGCAAGCGCATCTGCGTCTGCTTCGGTAAGCTGTGATGCTACCCGTGTCAGAGAGTCTGATTGCGCCCCTGCTGGCGACACATCAATATCTGTCGTCTATATCAGGGAAAGGATCGATGGGGCTGTATGTGCAGCTACATCCAGTGCTACGGCATCTGCTGAGAGGATTCAAAAAAGCTCAGCATCTACAACAGCGGCTTCAACTAATACTTGTACTGCAAATGTTACATTGCTTGCCGCATCAAGTATCAGTGCTTCATCTTCTACTACGGCGGCTTGCATTCGTAAGCGTGTATTAAATTCTGCTACGGCATCTTGCTTAGCGTCACTATCTGTTATTGGTCGTGAGAAGTGGGAGCCAGAAGCGGAAGCCTCAGATGTTTGGACGCCAATTCCTGAAGCAAGCGACACTTGGACGCAAATCGCTGAAGCTAGCGACACATGGACGCCAATCACAAACAATACAAGTACATGGACGCCAATCACAAACAACACGAATACATGGACTAACGCGGCATGAGTAAGGTAAAGATCGAAGGTAACGCAAGCGGTACAGGTACGTTTACCATTGCGGCTCCTAATACGAATACAGATAGAACACTAACGTTGCCTGATGGTGCAGGTGAATTGCTATTAGCCAATGGTGATGGTAGTCAGCTTACTGGTATTGGTGGTGGTACTTCAGTAGCAATTATTGAAGAAGTAACTACAGGCACTAATGGTGATACAACAAACGGTACATGGACTACTCGTGTTTTAAATACAATTACTGCTGATGATGATTCTATTGTAACCAGTCTTTCTAGCAATCAGTTTGTATTAGAAGCAGGTACTTATGTAATCCAATGGTCAACCTATTTTAATACTACAGGTGACAACCAAACCAGATTAAAAAATGTAACTGACACTACTTATATGTATGGTCAATCTAGTTGGGCTAACTTAACTAACTATTATGGCGCAGTAAACCCTAGTGGTAACGCCACCTTTACCATAAGTGCTCAAAAGACATTTCAATTGGAGTATATAGCTAACTCTACTGGCGGTACTTATCCTTATCGTTTAGGTTGGTCACAAACTGACAACGGCGTTGATGATATTTGGACTACTGTATTAATTAGCAAAATAGGTTAAACAATGAAATACGCATTAATTACAAACGGCGTTGTAGATTGCATCGCCTACACTCAAAGAGAAGGATTCATTGAAGTAGCTGATGATGTTTATGGTGGTATGGTTCAATTAGCTGATGGCACATTTGATCTAAGTGATGAAGTTAAAGCAGCTAATCAAGCAGCTCTAGCAACACAATATCAACGTGATCGTGCAGCAGCATACCCCTCAATAGGCGATCAACTAGACATGATCTATCGTG